TATGGCTACACGCTTATATATGCGAAATGCGGTGGTCCTCGCAAAAATCGAGACCACTGAGGGAGTTGACTCATCTCCTACCGGTTCCCAGAACGCGATTCTCGTTTCCGAGATGACCGTTAATCCACTGGAAGGTAGTGATGTCAGCTTGCAGTACGTTCGTCCGTATTTCGGATCATCACCTTCAATCCGAGTTGCAGACTATGTGACTTGCCAGTTCACCGTGGATATCGCGGGTTCAGGCGCTGCGGGTACGGCTCCTTCATGGGGTCCGCTGCTCCGCGCTTGCGGATTTGCCCAGACCCTGACTGCTAGCGCCGTTACCGGCACTGCTTCTGCTGGCGCATCTTCAACGATTACCCTGGCTGCCGGTGCAACCGACGATATGTATGTCGGCGCGACCATCAGCATCACGGGTGGTACTGGCTCAGGCCAAAAGCGAGTTATCACTGACTACGTTGCCAGCACCAAGGTAGCCACTGTTCATAAGGCATGGGCAACCACGCCGGATGCGACTTCTGTCTACAGCATCAGCGCCAACGCGGCTTACACCCCAGTATCTACCGGCTTCGAAACCCTCACCGTTTACTACAACGTCAATGGTGTGCGTCACAAGCTGACCGGTGCAAAGGGTACGGTGAGCTTCAACATGGCGGCCAACGAGCGGCCTTCAATGCAGTTCAACTTCACCGGTATCTACAACCCGGTTGTTGACGCTTCCGAAGCTACTCCGGTCTACACCGGCTTCCAGGTTCCGGTTCCGATCACCTCAACCAATACGGTTGCCAAGATCGCCGGCCTGATCACCGATGGTTCTGCCAGCGGCGTTCAGATGCAGTCCTGGTCACTGGATATGGCGAACGCTGTTAGCCATCGTCAGTTGGTGGGTGCTGAATCCGTCATCCTGACCGACCGCGCCCCGGCTGGCTCAGTATCGCTCGAAGCAACCTCAGTCGCCTTCAAGGACTGGTTTGAGTACGTCCGTACTTCAAGCACCGACCCGATGTTCATCGAGAACGGCACCGTTGCCGGCAACATCGTGAACATCTACTGCCCGAAGCTTCAGCTTGCTGGCCCCAGCTACGCAGACTCTGACGGTATCGCGATGTTCAACGCGAAGACGCTGGCGCTGCCGGCGGTCGCGAATGACGAAGTTCGCATCGTAGCGAAGTAAACGCCCAGACAGGCAGACAGATCGCGACCCGAATTGACGGGCTGTCTACCACGCCCCCTGCCGTGGGCGGTAAAGCAGGGGACCAATTTCAACCACTCAGACAGGTGATTTATGGCATTTGTACTCAAGGCGAAAGCAGAAGGTTTCTTCTATCCGATCCAGCTTCCGGTGGTCACCGAGGCGGGTTCCACCCAGGTGATCAAGTTCGAGTTCAAGTTCAAACGTGTTTCACGTTCAAAGCTTAATGAACTTCAGAAACTTCAGGATGATCTCTCCAATGGTGAAATCGAGATCGATTCACTTGAGCGTGACGCGGATTACATCATGGATGTGGCCGAGGGATGGCGCGGAGTATCTGACGAAACCGGAAAGGAAGTTCCTTTTAACCGTGAAGCTTTGCGCTTAATGCTCGACAGCTTCCCGAACGCGGCCAGCACCATTGTGGGTGCGTTTTTCCAGGCCACTTTGGGCGGCGGTAAGAAGGGAAACTGATCGAGGCGGCGGAATATTGGGCCGGCCCAGCAAAGCCGGCTGATTCCTCCGCGATCCAGGATGATCTGGCGGCCTGGGGCTTGCCGCCAGATGCCTTTGAAGGGGCTGAAACCGAAGAGCAGCATTGCGAGATTTGGGAAGAAAACTGGGAAATCGTCATGGTTTTTCTCGCTTGCCAAACGCAATGGCGGAAGGAGATTCCAGCGATGGCGGGTCAGGTTCTATGGCACGGACTGGACTATTCAAGCGTTGAATCTTTGATTCGGTTGAAGGGTTTCAAAGGGAAGAAAGCCACCGAGATTTTTGAAGGGATTCAAGTGATGGAAGCGGCTTCGCTGCCAATCATCAACAAACCAAAGAAGTAGAGTCTATGGCAGACAATCAGATTGTCCTCAGTTTTGTTGGCAAGGATGGCGGGGTCATTACCGTCTCGAAAAACGTCGCCAGCGCCATCGACAATGTTGGAAAGTCTGCCAAGACCGCCAAAAAATCGATTGAGGATCTCGGCACTGGGTGGGCCAAGCTTAACCAGCAACAGACCGCAAAATCCGCTGCGCTTGAATGGACGAATAAGCTTGCAAGCGCAACTTCAGGAGCCACCCAAGCAATCAGAGAAGGGGCGGCTATTCAAGTAAAAGCGGCTGATGCTGCCGCTGAAGCCGTCACCAATTCCAATAAGCGAATGGAACTGAGTTTCCGTTCGATGCTTCCGCATATCCGAACTGCTGGCGCAGCTATCGGGGTGTATTTCGGGACTAAGGCCGTCGCTAGCATCATCGAAACGGCTGATGCCTATACGGATCTCACTGCGCGGCTCAAGCTTGTCTCAGGAACCTCTGAAGAGCTTTCCACAGCGCAGAACAAACTATTCGAGGTCGCGCAAAAAAACCGCGTCCCGATCAGCGAAACCGTCACGCTTTATTTTAGGCTGGCGGATTCCATGCGGACTCTCGGGGCCTCTCAGAAAGACACCATCGGGCTTGTCGAAACCATCGGACAAGCCATGCGTATTTCAGGAACGAACACCGTTGAAACTGCGGCGGCCATGCTTCAGTTATCCCAGGCGTTCCAGAAGAACAAGTTGGATGGTGACGAATTCAAATCTGTCATGGAAAACGCCCCGCGAATCGTAAGGGCGCTGACGGACGAGTTCAACATCAACAAGGTGACGCTGTACGACTGGTCATCAAACGGAAAACTGACCGTCGATAAGTTGGTGCAAGCATTGCAGAACCAGGCGGGGAAGATCGCTGACGAGTTTCGCCAGATCCCCACCACCATCAGTGGAGCATGGACCCAGCTATCCAACGCAATGGTGAAGTACATCGGTGATGCCGATCAATCCACCAAGAGCAGTCAGAACCTTGCCGTTGAGATTTCCAAGCTTGCGCTGAACCTCAATACGGTAATGGACCCTTTCGCTACGTTTGTCACGGGCGTAGTCGGCGGGTTCAACATGATTCTGGATAAGGCCAAAGAGATCAACGCCGAGTTCAAGGACGCTTTCGGCATCCAACGGATGCAAAAGTTTGACGATGAAACCGCAAAATTAATGAAGTGGGGATCTGGGCAAGCATCTATTGCTGAAGTCGCAGGGCCTCCTAAAAGCGATCAGAGCCAACAGCCTTATTTCGATGGTATTCAGCGCACGACAGCAGCGATGAAAACCGAAGCCGAAATGGCAAAGGAACTCAGAACGCAGCTTGAAACCCTTAACGCCTCGACTCAAAAACAAGTCGAAGGCTACAAGAAGGGCGTCTCTGCCTACAAAGAAGAGAAAGATACGGTCCTCAAGGCGCTCGACAACCAAATCAAAGCGCAAGAAGACATCGCGAAGCTGGACATGGATGCCGCGCATACCGCAGATGAAAAAATGCGGATCAGTAAGGAGTACCAAACCTGGCTCAAAGACCAGCTTCAGGCTGAGTTCAGTCACAAGAGCGATATCCTAGAAGTCGAAAAGCTTTCCCAAAATTCGATCATCGATCTCTACAAAAAGCAGATCAGCGAAGGTGAAAAGCTCAAGATGACGGAAGCGGATAAGCTTGGTATCCAAAGCAAGATTGCTGATGCTCAGACGGAACTTAACCGTCTTAACGAGCAATCCAAACAGTTGGATCTAGATAAGTCTGAAGCCCTTCGCAAGGCTGACCAGGACTCACTTCAAGCTCAATTGAAACAGCAAGAGTTCATCCGCAAAATTAACGAAGAGCTTGCGTATCAGACTCAGCTTTATGAAAAGCTTGCTGCCGCCAAGGCGGCTGGTGCAAGTCAAAAGGATTTGGAACTTCAAAAGTCCCAGTTTGACCGCTCAAGAAACATCGCCGAAAGCGTACCCGGTGCCAATGTTGAGCAGCTTAATGCGACGATTCAAAAAACAGAAACACTGAAACAAAAAACCAGCGAACTCGTCAACGTCGAACAGGCTGTTAAGGATGAACAGCTTCGAATGAATCAAGCGATTCAAGAAACAGTTCAGCAAGCCCAGTTGGCCGCAGAAGCTTTCAAAAAAGCTTTTGGCTCTTTTGGTGATGCCATCGGATCGTCATTGGTTTCCATCGCGCAATTTGGGCAACAGCTTTATCAGACTCAGCGCGATGCAGATAACTTGATGCAAAAGCTGGATGAAAAAGGCCAGCTTACAGACACCAAAAAATACGAGATCCAACAGAAAGTCGCCGATAAGTCTATGCGCTATCAGCTTGGGCTCTTCGGGGATCTGACTTCCGCCAGTTCAAAGTTCTTCAAAGAAGGGTCGAAAGGCTATGCGGCGATGCAAAACGCTTCCAAAGTCTTTTACGCCTTCCGTATGGCGATGGAAGCCAAAGCCGCTATTCAAGAACTGCAAGATATTTTCAAAGTTACTGGGGCCTTTGTAGCCGGCGAAGAAACAAAAACCGTTGTATCGGCAGAATCAACCGGTGCGTATGTCGCGGAAGAAAACATCAAGGGTATGGCAGCGGCTAAGACTAGTATCGCCGCCCAGGGTGAAATTCCAATCGTTGGTTTTGCTCTGGCAGCAGCAATGGCAGCGGTCATGGCGGCGATTGGACTTTTCAGCGGATCGGTTTCAGCTAAAGGTGTAAGTGTTGCTGACGTTCAAAAACAGCAGGACGATGCTTTTGCAAAAAATACCGCAACAGCACTTGGGTCAACAGCATCAAGTGACTCGGTATCAAAATCTTTATCGATATTGGCGGCCAACTCCACCAATGATCTTGATTACACGAAAGGTATGGCCAAAAATATGGAACTGCTAGTCGGTTCTATCAACAGCCTAACTACGCAAATAGCTAAAAGCTTCAATTTTGACGTTTCTAAACTGAATCTTGGCACCACCAGTAGTGATCGACTGAAGCACATCGGCCTACCAACCGATCCTTTAATGACGGCCCTTGTTCACGGAATTATCGGCGGCACAAAAATAAGCAGAGAGTTAATCGATCAAGGTGTGGCCGTAGTAAAGCAAACTTTTGGCCAAATTTTAGAATCCGGTGTAGTCAAAGCCCAGCAATATGCAAACATCCTTGTAACAAAAACGGATAAAGCGCTTTTTGGAATGTTTAAAAGCACTTCGCAAACCATTGAGCGGAACACCAGCAAACTAGACCCGGTTATAAAAAATGCACTAGGTCAAGTGTTCGACAACGCATATGCAACACTCGTCGATGCCGGGAAGTTTCTTGGTAAAGCGGGTGTCGAGTTTGAGAACTCTTTAAAGCAAATAACAATTAAAAAGCAGGATCTGAAACTAGGAAAAGACGCTACTAAAAACGCTGAAAAAATTTCAGCGTGGATCAGCGCTCAAATGGATAAAGCAGCGGAAATTGCTTTTCCAGACATGAAACAGTTTCAGCGCGTCGGGGAAGGGATGTATGAGACGACCATTCGGGTTGCCGATGGCGTCGCACAAGCAGCCCAAGAACTTCAAATGCTTGGCCTAAAAGCTATAAATTACACGCAGATCATATCAGATCAAAAAGATCAAATTGATATCGGGGCTGAGATTACGCGCCAAACAATTCTTGCTCAAGGCGATTTGTCTGATGGTACGCGAGAGTACGTAAAGCAGTTAAAGGGATCTAGCAAGGATATCAGCGATGCCTATAAACAAATACTGAGCATCAACAATCTAATGCGGATGTCTGGATTTGGAGCTACCAATATTGATCAAACAATGATTAATGCGGCTGGCGGCTTGACTGCATTTGAAAAAGCACTCCAAACCTATACCGATAGTTTCATGTCTCCTGGGGCATTGCTATCTGCTGAGTCTTCTCAGTTGGCCGATGCCTTTAAGGGTTTAGGACAGGCCATACCCGCAACTCGTGACGAGTTCACCGCACTGGTCCGATCCATTGATTTGACAACCGATTCAGGGAAGACCCTCTTCGCGCAACTGATGACGCTTGTCCCTGCGTTTGACGCCGTACAAAGTAAGATCGATGACATCAAGAAAAAGTACCAGGACATCATTGACCCGATGGGTCAGTATCTCGACAAACTGAAATCTATTGATGACGATTTTAAAGCGCTACTTAATGCTGAAGTGGATCGGATAAAGAAATCCGCAAAGGATGGACAGGATATTTATGAGCAATTAGTCGATGCTCAAAATCGAATCATGCAGCAAAAAGGGGCTGTCATGATTTCCACCCTGGAACAAATCTGGAAACAAATTACGGATGGGGTCAACAACTTACAAAAGTCTTTGGCTTCTCAGATTGCAACTCTTCAAGGCCCCGGCGCGACAGCATCTTTGGCCGGTCAGAATTTAGGTGCTGCATGGGGAGCAGTAGATTCCTACATGACCAGTGTCAAGTCTGGAGGGTCTCGAAATGTCTCAACTGAAGTAAATCTGCTGTCGAACCTTCAGTCGGCGATCATGGATCGCTATAACTCTGAAATGGCATTAATCCAGCAAGCAGCCCAAGAACAGGCTCAGGCGCTCCAGGATGGGCTTCAGGCTCAAGTCGATGCGATTAATGCGGCTACTCAAGCCCAAATCGATGCTAAGACAAAAGAAAACGAAGCAGTGCTCAAAGGTCTTCAGGATCAGCTTGACGCGGCCAACAAACTCAAGACGGCTATCAAGCAGATTCAGGATTACGCAAAGAGCATGATCCTTGGATCAAATAGCCCCTTGTCACCTGAGAGAAAGCTTCAAGCATCTCAGTCTCAGTACAACGAACTGCTTCGCAAAGCGCAGTCGGGTGATGCTGAAGCGATGGCGCAGCTTACGTCGGCTTCTGATACTTATCTTCAAGCCGCGAAGGATTACTACGGCTCGGGAACTCAGTATTCAAATATCTTCGACGGCGTCCAGTCTGCAATGGAATCGCTCGGCGCGATGGATGCCCCAGATCCTGATTCAATTCAATCACATATTGATGCGCTTAAAGAATCACAACAAGCTGAACTTGAACAAATTAGAAAGGCTGCACAAGATCAGATATCTGTTCTACAAAAAGATGTAGCACAGCAAATTAAAGACTTGTCTGATCCGGCTAAAAACTCTGCAATGCTTGCATTAAAAGAAGCAACTATTGCTGAATTACAAAAAGTGCAGGATTTGGCAAGACTGACGCAAGAAGAGGCAAATCGCCAGGCCAAAGAAGCTTATGACTTAGCAAAAAAGGAATATGAATTCAGTTTTGCTCAGACTCAGTATCTTCGCGCAATTGCCGAGAACATGCACATAACTGAACTTGCGCCAATCCCATCCCATGCAAAAGGTGGTTTGGCTTCAGGTTTGGCCCTAGTCGGTGAGAAAGGCCCTGAACTGGTTAATTTCAGCCGACCCGCTCAGGTAATGACGGCTGAAGAAACCCGCCGCGCATTATCTGGCGATGAAGAAACGAAAACCACCTTGGCAGCGATGCTGGTGGAAATGAAGGCTCTCGTTACAACCCAATCTGCGGCAAACCCTCAGATGGTCGAGAAACTTTCCAATATGGAAGCCCGACTTTCAAAAATGGAAAGGAATTCGCGGCTAATACCCGCATGATATAATTCAACAAACGAACCGCCGGGTTCGCGATGAGACTCTCTTCGGACACTCTCATCAAAGGCCACCCCGGATTAACACCCCGGAGTTTACTATGGCCGCACTCAGTGACTATCTTGAAAACAAGATTATCGATCAGCTTTTTCGTGGACAGGCGTTCACGTTTCCAACAACTGTATATGTTGGGCTTCTAACCGCAGCACCGTCAGATACTGGCGGCGGCACTGAAGTATCAGGCGGCAGTTATGCCAGAGTTTCAGTTGCATCCTCTCTTGCAAACTGGGCTGGTACGCAATCTGCTGGATCTACCACTGCTTCTTCAGGCACGTCAGGTACGACCAGCAACAACATCGCAATCACGTTTCCTTCCCCCACAGCTACTTGGGGCGTGATTACCCATGTTGCAATCTACGATGCAGCCAGCAGCGGCAACCTTCTGATCCACGGCGCACTGACGATCCCGAAGACCGTCAACAACGGCGACTCAGCCCCTACGTTCCAAGCAAGCGCACTTAGCTTCCAGCTTGACAACTAACTAGGGAACGCCCATGACTGACAAACGAATCTCGGAACTCACTAGTGCATCTTCACTAGGTGATGCTGACGTTTTCCCGATTGTTCAGTCGGGTGAAACCAAAAAACTGACGGGTTCAGCGGTCAAGAGCTACGCCCAGTCGGGCGTGGTTCTGGCTTCTGAAAAAGGTGCGAACTCCGGTGTCGCCACCCTCGGATCTGATGGAAAGCTGACGGCAAGCCAGCTTCCTGATCTTGCTGTGTCCGACTATCTGGGTTCAGTTGCAAACCAGACTGCAATGCTGGCCCTCACAGGGCAGAAGGGTGACTGGTGTACCCGAAGCGATCTTGGGACCACATGGGTGATCTCAGGCGTCAATCCGTCTCTCATCACTGGTTGGACGGAACTTAGCTACCCAACGGCTCCGGTCACCTCCGTTGCTGGCAAGACAGGCGCTGTATCCCTCGTCAAAGGGGATGTCGGCCTTGGCAACGTCGATAACACCTCCGACGCCAACAAGCCGATCTCCTCTGCGACTCAGACTGCGCTCGATGGCAAGCAGACCAAGATCACCGCATCCGGTATCACCAAGGGTGATGGCAATGGCGGGATCACTGCGGCGACGGCAGGAACGGATTACCTTGCACCGGCAGCGGTCGGCGCGACCATCGTCGCTCAGACCGGGGCCAACGGATCAGCACTTCTCCCTGCGGGTACTACGGCCCAGAGACCGGCGTCCCCTGCTGCTGGACACATCCGCTACAACGCAACCACCGGCAAGTTCGAGGGTTACGGTTCTGCATGGGGCAACATCGGCGGCGGCGCATTCATCGGTGACACGGCTCCTGCGAATCCGGGTGCTGGGGATCTTTGGTGGAACTCAGCCACCGGCCACACGTTTGTCTTCTACGGATCTGCGTGGGTCGATCTCTTTGGCGGGGCAGAAGGTCAGTACCTACCGCTGACGGGTGGGACGATCTCGGGAAACTTGGCCTTGGGTGTTACGCCAAGCGGATGGGGTAGTGGATACAAGGCGCTGCAAGCAAATAGGCTTGTTTTCCAAGGAGATCCATCCAACGGAGGGGTTGTCGGCGTAAACGCTTATTACGACGGCTCTGCTTGGCGCTACATAAATACTGATTACGCCTCCCTTTATCGCCAATCAGGAGGGCAAAGCCAGTGGTACACCGCCCCCTCCGGCACAGCAGGAAACGCAATCTCCTTCACTCAGGCGATGACGCTGGATGCGAGTGGGAATCTTGGGATTGGGACGACTTCGCCAAGTAGTAAACTTACTGTAAATGGGTCGTCTGGGGCGTTAGCTATAAACTTAGCTAATGTCGGTGGTTATGGAACTCTTGGTACTTTTGGTATCGTCAACATAGGTGTAAACAACGACACTTATATTGGTTCTATATCTAATAATTCTTTGCTGTTCTATTCCTATGGTACAGAACGCGCCCGCATCGACTCCAGTGGGAATTTGTTGGTTGGGAAAACAGTAGCGGATGATTCTACGACGGGGTTTAGAGTCGCTGCCGGCAACTCCTATATGTCAATGGCGAGAGCAAGTGCTGCTCCTTGTTATTTTAATAGAACCGGCACAGATGGCGGTGTAGTAGAAATCGCAAACGATGGTGTGATTGTAGGAACGATCTCGGTTAGCGGCTCAAGCACGGCATACAACACTTCCTCAGACCAACGCCTCAAGAACGATCTAGGCATAGCCACCGACGCCTCCGTTATCGACAACACCATTGTCCGAAACTTTGAATGGAAAGCTGACGGATCAATTGACCGTGGTGTATTCGCGCAGGAAGCCTATCTGGTCAAGCCGAGCGCAGTAGCCAAAGGCCAGTCTGAAGAACTTAACGAAGATGGAACCCCAGTCCATCCTTGGGGCGTGGATTACTCCAAGTACGTCCCTGATCTCATCGTTTACTGCCAGCAACTTAGCAAGCGCCTGAGTGCGCTGGAGGCTCACTAATGGCCATGACCTTCCCCTCAAACCCCACCACCGGGCAGCAGTACAGCGTTTCGGGCGGCCCGACCTACACATGGGACGGCACGGTCTGGAAGATCCTGACACCGGGATCTCAGTTCTCAGAGCAGCAGTTCACTGCAACAGCAGGGCAGACGAGCTTCACGGTTTCTGGGGGCTACGTCATCGGTGCAGTCGATGTGTACCGGAACGGCGTCAAGCTGGTGATTGGTTTGGACTTCACCGCTACGGACCTCTCAACGGTTGTCCTGACCAACGCAGCCTCTGCGGGTGACACGATTGAGGTGGTCAAGGCCGCGCAGATCCTCTATGCGGATGCGCTCAAGCGGACGGGCGACACGATGACGGGTCCACTCACTTTGGGTGGACTTCTCGATACCGGCGCAACAGGTCAAATTAAATTCCCCGCCGCGCAAAACGCATCCTCCGACGCCAATACCCTCGATGACTATGAAGAGGGGACGTGGACTCCTGTTTTACGCGGCGCTGGAACGGCTGGTGTTTATACGCTAACAGTAGATACCAACGGGGCGACATATACAAAAGTTGGCAGAAAAGTTTCAGTCAATTGCAGTATCAACGTGACTGCTACTCCTTATTCAGCAGGAACTGGATATGCACAAATTACCGGTTTGCCTTTTGCTAATGCTGGGCAAGCTGTCGGGTCATGCTACTTTTCTGGTGTTGATCTAAACGTTGCTTGCGCTTGGTGCGACGTTTCTTTTATTAGCGCAAACCAACAAACTACAGTTTATTTTGATACGGTGGTTGATAACTCATCAAGTATAGACACCAGCATTTCAGGATTTGGTCCGGGATCAATTATTCGTTTCGGATTAACGTATTTTACCTCGTAAGGAAATCCCAATGTCACTTACCAAAGAAACCGTAATCGACCAAATCACCGTCACCGAAAACGGCATCGTTCTCTACCGCGAAGCCACGCGGATCATGGAGGATGGAGTCAAGCTCAGTGAAACCTATCACCGCTCATCGCTCACCCCCGGTCAGGATCTGACGGGTGTCCCTGAGAATGTCGCGGCCCATTGCACTACCGCTTGGACGCCCGAGGTGATCGCGGCGTATCAGGCATCACTCACCCAGAACATCGAGGCAGCATGAACCCCGAAACCCCCATCACTCTGAACGTCACCCTTGGCGAGATCAACGGCATCCTGACGGGCCTTGCCCAGTTGCCTTACGGACAGGTCGCTGCTTTGGTTGCGAAGGTACAAGGACAGGCAGAAGCACAGGCTAAACCGGCTGAAGTACCGGCTGAGAACATCGAGGAATAAGACATGACACGAGCGGCGAATCTTGCAGAGGCGGCTGGATCAGGGTTCGCCTTTCGTAATCGGATCATCAACGGTGATATGCGGATCGCGCAAGCTAGTGGAGGGGCATCTTCGGCTTACGGCGGCGTTTACCCGGTTGATCGTTTTAGACCTGACGCCAGTTTTAACAATAGTTGGACTATCCAAAAGAATGCTGGTGGTGTTACTCCGCCTTCGGGGTTCACCGATTACGTCGGGTTTACTAATGGAACCGCGTACACGGTAGGCTCAACAGACAACCTTCTTTTGTCTCATGCCATAGAAGGGTTCAATATCGCTGATTTCGGCTGGGGAACGGCAAGCGCAAAAACAATAACCCTGTCATTTTGGGTCAGAAGCTCTATTACCGGTCAGCATGGCGGGGTTGTTGCAAACAATAACGGCAGGACGTACCCATTTTCCTACACGATCCCATCAGCTAATACGTGGGCTTATATAACGATTACCGTTCCGGGTGATACCTCTGGAACATGGGCGACAAACAACGCAATGGGATTGCGAATCTATTTTGGTCTTGCTGAAGGATCATCTAATGTCGCTGCCGCTGGTTCTTGGTATGCCGGCACATACTATGGCGCTTCTGGATCTGTTTCACTCGCAGCTACCGCTGGAGCAACGTGGTGTATCACCGGCGTCCAACTCGAAAAAGGAACCGTCGCAACCCCGTTTGAGTTCCGTCCGTATGGGACTGAGTTGGCGTTGTGTCAGCGTTACTACTGGGAACCAGTGAACTCTAGTCAGGGGCATCCTATTGCTAGCCTTGTATATGGCGATGCGACTTATTCAACAGTTTCGTTTAAGAATCCGGTAACGATGAGAACATCTCCTTCTGTTTCTTTTTCAGGTATGACAGGAGGTGATTTTTTCACAACGATGAACGACGGAAACTATGGGAATTACGGATCAATAGTTTCAAGACTTAGTTCTCCTGATTACTTTGCATGCCGACTTTCTTGGGGCGGTGGTACTTTTACTGGCTCAGGAAATCTATATGGCCAAACCGGAAGAAAAATCATGGTTTCTGCGGAGTTGTAAATGTATAAGATCGCATCAAAGTTTATGGTTGAACGGCTAGCTGATTACACATTTATCCCGCTTACAGACCCCGCCAACACCGACTACCAAACCTTCAAGCGGGAAGTCTCCGAAGGCGTCGAACTCCAAGACGCCGATGGGAATGTGATGACGGCGAAGGATGTGAAAGCGTTTCTCAAGACGCTTCCGTAAGACCGTGCGAACCACCAAAGGAGTGCGCCCATGACGACGATCCGGCTCTTAACCGAAGCCT